TTGGCTGCTGATTGCCCTCGACTTTACGTTAGGGTTTCCCAGCAATTCACAGAGTGTTTACACGCATGTTGCCATGCGTGGGCGCTAGTGTGTTAACGCTTTGACGGTATTGAAATCTGAACTTGTGACTTCTGTTTTAGCTAACAAGTTTTTCAACTGTTTAGCATTAACAATACAATACCGCTCGATTTCTGGATCAATGTCAGAGGCATTCAGTATCTCAGAGGCCGCCCTTAATTTATCTACGTTAAGGCCAACATCAGATGAACTGCCGCCAACTTGAACGTCAACAACGTTGTTGGTATCAAACGCAGTTGACGTTGAACCATCGACACCCGTAAAGGCCGTACCATCAGCAGCCGCTATGATCTCGTCGTCCATAGCGCGACCGAGAGCCATAGCTTGTGATTCAGCATACGGACCTGTTAATGAAACCAACGTGCGAACCTCATCTTCCTTGTCAATGAGGTCAGCAACGTCATAGTCAACTAGGCTGACACGACGCCTCGCGCTGGGGGTATCTACTCTTGGTGTGTCGCTGTGACGCGACGTGCGTTTTTGTGCGGAAACTTCACCGAGTTGTTCGAAAAAACCGTTCTTGCCGGTCACTGTCTCATTTCTGACAGAGTCCCGAAGGCGTGAACCTTTTTGCTGAACGAGATGTTCGACATTTCCTCGATACTGCTCCACAAACGCCGTTGTGATCTGCACACTCATTTTGCAGTCTCCTTCGTTTGGGTTAAGGTTTACAGTGCGTTGTCGGGTACCCCGGCACACCTACGGTTAAGGTCGTCACCTTTGCTGTCTTTCCAGCAGTCAACGGGGGCTTACGCCTTGTCCGTTTAAACGTTCTCTGGAAACGCCACCTCATAAAGTTGTGTCAGGCGGTCGTTCAGAACCTTGTGTTCCGGGTGTCTTGTATCCATTAGACCCGGATTGTTTCTAATTTCAGCGATAGCCTCTTTGGCGTCCTGTGGCGTCATGCCAAACTTACCGCTGCTTTCGGCTTCTTTAAACTGCGCGCCACTCGATAGCTCCGCACCAATCTTAACAAAGGTGCGGATCATCTCAGGGTGATTACCCAAGCCGGTTGTGTCTAAAATATTAAGCAGATTGTCGCTTCCAAATGCGCGCACTGCGCGCTTGGCTACAGCAATTTTGTCATCGTATGCGGTGCCGTATTCCTTTTTGACTTCTGTCGTCCAATCCTCAACCTGTCGCTGACTGTCAAGCGCTTGCGATTGATGTTGGTCTAGCGCACGCTGCACAAACCCATCATGTAACTTCTGCGCCATGTGCGCTGGCAACTTTGCATCATGCGCGCTTTGGCGAAACCAATCACTTAGGTCTTGGGAATAATTCTCCATACCTTCCGGTACCGTTAATTCATAACCATCGGCGGTTTCGGGCGTACCTAATTTATTCCACCCATCCCACTCGCCAATGTCTTGGTCGGCTTCGGGAAGCGCTAGACGCTCCTTGCCCATCGCCTTTTCTAAATTGACGTAACTTTTCAGAACGTCATCTGCGCTCTGCCAACCCTTGGCATCGACTACTTCTTGATAGTCTGCGCTTACCCAATCTGACTGCGTTAATTCCGTTGTTTCAATTGCTGGTGTTGTTTCAACTGCTACCACAGATTCTGCGCTTGCAGCCTCTGGGTTTCCCGCTTCAGCGGACCCTAGTTCACTCATCAATAACTCCTATTCCAATTTTCATTACCTGATCGTCATCCAGACCCAAAAACGAAATAATGCGACGAACCATGTCGCGCGTTCCTTCCAGATGATGAACCTCTTCGGGCGACCTCACGCCTGTGACTTGAAACAAACCACTGGCTTTCATCATGTCGCGCAAAACTATTTGACCTTCCGGCACTGTCATAAAAACGTGACGGTAGCTCTCTACTAACTGTTTTTGACTCGTCACCGTTGTGCAGCCTGACTAATCTGGCTCACCTTCAGCGCAGCGTCTGCCGCCTGTGGTGCAGCCTCTAGTGCTTGCCGCATCTGTTGTTGTTGCGCTCGTTGGTTACGCGCATCAGCTATGCTCTCCTCATCTTTGAGGATGCGTTGGGGCACGCCATTAACATCAGCAAGAACGCGCGTAATTTCATCAAAGTTAAAGTTGTCCATGACGCTAGGATCAACTGCTGCAATTGGCTGCACCATTTCTAGCGTGCGTAATATGCCGACACCCTCTTCTGACTTCATGGCACGGCTTAAAGGCGACACATATTGAACCTCATACTCTTGACCCAGCAGTACGTCGGGCGGCGGTGGCAACACACCTTGGCGACCAAGGATGCTGAACTCACGCTCAATAAGTGGCCCAATTGTTTCACTTTGTTGCCGCCCAACCGTAGGCGCTAACAACGCACCTTTTTCTTGAGCGCGCTGTAACACTTCGGTTGCCGTCATTCTTGGACTATCAACAAGGATTTGAAACAATGTTACCAAGAACGCATCGTTAATTGTGCGGCGGCGGCTCTCCATCATTTGTTCGCCAATGTCTGGACGGCCACCTGTATTCAATGGCTGGATAGGCGCTTGTTGGCGACCATCAAGTCTGGCAAACGTTGCGCCGCCGGGGCGCGTATTTACTGGCAGTATTACGCCGTCGTCGGCAATCAACAACGGCGGGTCCACGACCTTTTCGCCAGCGCGGATAACGACGCGCGACATCGCCTGTAACATCTTGATATCAGGTAATACTATCATCGCGGGGCTACGCCCATACGTCTCGCGCGCGGTCGTAACATACCTGCTGATTATGTACGGGTTCTCTTCAAATCCCCCTTCCTCAATCAATTTTTTTGTTTTGCACTCATAATACCCGCTACCAAACTGCATGTTGACGCGGTCGCGTTGTGTATTGTCCCTGTCAGTGCGTGGGCCGACGACATGCAACAGTTCGACTTTTTCATCTGGTCTGTCGTTTGCCATTTCCAGCATTTTGTCGCTGAGATTGCCATCAGGAAACTTCATTGCAACTTGGCGCGCGGTCATGTTCATGCGCCGGAATACGGTATCAACAATGCCGTGTTCGTTTTCAGCAATGAATATGTCGGACAGATGCACTGAACGATAGCGGAAGCCAGCGTCTAACTTCTCATCAACATACAAAGCGCCCGTGCCAAACGCTCCAAGACTTAAATATGTCTCGTGCATCTGCGAGGCAAAGTTACTGCGCGGCGCATATCGATAGTGGAACATAACGCGCTCCACCTGATCAAAGTATTCACCTACTTCTGGCACTTGGTTAAGGCCGGGGTCACTGGCGCGCAATGTGTGCCACTTGGCACCGCGCGGTGTTAGTAAAGACTCCACGGCAGCAGCGAAGCGCTCAAGTGCCAGTGCGCTCGTTGCGTCAAATATCTTTTCTGTACGTTTGTCGCCTGGCGTTTTGTCGCCGTTAAATTCGCTGCTGCGTGGTAGGACTCGCTCTGCGATTTCTTCCCAGTGCGATTCCCAAGTTCCGCGCATACTCTTTAATCGCTCATAGCGTTTAAAGATTGCGTCAGTATCTTTGTAGTCCATTAAACACCTAGCATTGTTGTGCGTTGGATGGCTTGTGCGTCAGTATTGCGCGGCACACCCTGCATAATTGTTCTGCCTTGGTATGTGCCACCGCCTACAGTTGATTGAGCTTGGCGTGTTGCTTTAGCCAACCTTGAGCCGCTACTTGCTTCGGGCACCTTTGGCTGCGCGGTGTCGTAGAGTTGTGGCGTACACATGCGAACTATTTCTTTGCTTTCTTCTTTTTGGCTGCCGGCTTCTTCTTGGGTGGACGACCCATCTTGCTACCGTAAGTGCCTTTACCTTTGGGCATAGCTATCTCCTTTTCTTTGCGGTCTTTGCAGACTTGCGAAACGCGGCGGCGGTTGGCGCGCCTTTGCTTCCAGGTTTACGCATCCGCTCACCAGAGCCAGCGGCTATGCGCTTACGTTTATTATGGATATTTCTGTATAGTCCGGGTTTCTTTGCCATTACCAATTTTTACACGACCAATAGCGCGGTGTGAGTTTGTTCGTTGCAGTGTCACATTTATGACGCGCGCGGAAACTCGCTCTACGCTTTGGATCGCCCTTCTTAATTGTCATATTAGGATCGCCGTACCGCACCAGCTTTACTTGCTTGTTACTCTTGGCGAGTACGGCAAACTTCTTGTTTTTTCCAGGCGTGCGCTTCGGCTTGTTGTAACCACTAAACCGTTCACCTCGATAAGTAATTGCCACTAGGCACCTAACAATGTTTTTGCGCCAGTGTTTGCGTCTTCAGTAACGCCTTGACCGCCCGTCATTAAAGTGGACTGCCTACCGGCGGCAAGTTGACGCCGACGCCTAGCATCACGATTTGCCTGACTAACGGCTGGATCATCGCGCGCCGGAACTGGGATAGGCGGCGGCGGTGGTGGGGGCCGATCATTGCTGGGTTGCGTGGGACCGCACATATTAAATCTCCTGATACTCGCTTCTCAACCAACGGAACATGAAGTAGGTGCGCGCGTTTGCACCGTACTCCTCAATCTCCGATTCCTTCTTGGCTCCTAAAAACTTGAGCCATGCGTGCGCGTCCGTATGCGTATCGAGGGCGCGGCACTCCAGCCGATTGGCCCCCATGTCATACAGATAACGCGACATGGTTCTTTTGATATGTTTTGTCACCGTGCCGCTAACAAGCGACCAATCATCAGTGGCAAACATAAACACTTGCCAGCATGTCAGTGCCGTCTCTGATGCGCCAAACACACTGACCGGCTTACCGTCTACAGATGCAATCTTTGCATAACTCGACATTGATGCGCGCAACGCCAAGTCTTCAGCAGATTTAATTAACGGCCCAATCTCTTCAGCGTCCGACGCACGCATACGTCTGGCGACATAAACCGCTGATGCGTAGTCTGCATCCTCAACTAAAACTGTCGGCATAGTCGTTTTGAATAACGGGGTTGCCGTTGTGTAAACGTTGCGTGCGCGCTACGTCGCTCATTACATCTTCGTTATCTGCGTCGCGCATACCTACCGAAAGGTAACGAAAAGAATCAGCGCTATGCGAACTGTGATCATGGTTTGGCCGATCTCGCCAATCGTTGCGCTTTGCATCCCAAGCGCGATGGTATCCCCGTAAATACTTTAACCCCTGCGCGCACTTGTGGCGGTCAAACCAGCAGCGCGACAACGTTGCACGCACCGCCTCAATGCCGTCTTGAACTGTGAGCTTGGGAACCACGGTAGGCCGCACGCCCAAACCCATGAGCATTTCATAGCGGCTTTTACCACTACCAAGTTCTCTGACCATGATGTCATGCGGAAAATAAAACCGATCATAATCATATGGTCGGTTGTTTAATTCTTTGACGTAGTGATGCAGCCCCTCGCCGCTGGCCTCGTAGTAATCGATGAGCCTGATCTCACCCGTCCTTGAATACTCCTGGCTAAACCAGATTGCTGTGCTGTCTCTGACGCCTAGATCGAAGCTCACCGAAACCTTTAGATTAGGATCGTGCGGCACGTTAGTGATGCGACCATCGGTTTCTGCTAGGTCAAGCGCTGCGCCGTAGTAGCTGCCACGCAATGCGGCAGACCAGTTGCACTCAAACTCCTGCTGGTATTGGGACTCATCCATAATAGCTCTGGCTGAATCCAGTTCCTCTTGCTTGAGGATGCCGGTTTCCGATGCTTTAAAAAGCATGGAATACCAATCTTTATTGCCATCTTCTTGTTGCTGTAGAGCGTAGTCGTAGATTTCCTTAAACTGGTTATCGCCGCGCGGCGTGCCTATCCACAAACATTTACCAAGCCTATCAGTCAGGGCCGGTCGTATTACCTCTGGATAAAGACGACTGTTCATGTCTGCGTATTCGTCCAGACAAACTGAGTCTAGAAAAAGTCCGCGCAAGGCGTCAGCGGAATCGCCGCCGAGTAAATATATTCTCTTGTCGTCTGGTAGGTCGCACCGCAGTTCTGCTTCGTTAAACTTAACCTTTGGGATGACCGCTGCGTATTCTCTCAAGTACGCCCACGCTATTCGTTTAGCTGCTGTGTAGGTCGGGGCGATGTAAGCCCCCTGCGCTCTTGGTTGCTTGCACATAAGAATTTCGCGCAGCAAATGATTAAGCGCCATAACCGTTTTACCAAAACGCCTGTGTGCAACGGCTACGCTAAAACGTTTCGCGTTTTGGTGAAACTCCTTCTGCAACGGTCGCGGCGTGTACGGAATAAGAACCTTTTGTTGTGCGACCTTACTCATACATCAATGCACTTTGTTGCTGCCAACCAGCTTGGCTGTATCCGCAGGGTCATGCTCAATCGTTGTGCCTTCCGGCGTGTCGCTGCCCCACATCAAAATGATTGAGTTATTGCCTTCGACATCCTCTTGCTTGTGGCGTACACCGCGCGGCTGCATCTTTGAGAACGTCCACTTCTTGGTGTCTACTTCCAGGCGGCGGCGCTGTATCTCTGCATGTGTTAGCTTTGGGTCCATGCCTTCCGGCAACGGCATTGCTGCGAGGTCGTGCATCTCATCGGCTAACACCTCTGCGCCGATGGCGCGTGCGCGCGCATACATCTCGTAAAAATCTTCGTCGCGTTGCACCTTCTGTAAAACGGTCGTCCACATCGGCATCTTGTGGTCTGCAGTTGTTATGGAGCGCAGACTTTTGCCTTTCGCAAGCTCATCACAAACGCGCTGCATTAGCGCCTTGGTTAGTTTCTTGCGCTTGCGTTTCTGTTTGCGCTCGGTGGTGCGTACTACCGCTTCATCGTCAGGTGCAGGGTTGACGATATCAATTGGTTTTTTGGGCATAAAAAAAGGCCGACAGAATCGGCCCCCTCTCGAAAATTCGCGTCAATGCCCCAAAGCGTAATTTTTTCTAACCTGTTTTAGTACGTTTGGCAACACTATTTTGCAAATTATACCAAAGGCTCAAAATGGCTCCCTCAAAGCGTCTTTTGACGGTTTGGGGGTGTAGGCCAATTATTCGCCCTATGCGGCTCCATGACGGTCCTCGCTGCCGTTTGACGGCACTATGAGCCGCTGCCCAGATTAACTTTGCGTCATCGACGGTAAGCCGCATTGTTAGCTGGAGCGCCCAGTCGTAGTTTCGGATTGCTGATGCGGTTGCTGGGCCGGGGTTTACTGTGGCGTCGGTGTAGCCGTATGCCATGCCGGGGTCGTTGGCGACCTCGGGCCACTTGGCTTTGACCCTCAAATCATATGCTCTTGGCAAGCGGCGCTCTGTGTCGGCGGCTTCGAAGAATAAACCGGCGAGGTCGTCCACGCCTTTGCAATGCTTTAGGACGACTTCTGCTAGGTAGGTATCGCTCATTTGCGTTTATCCTCAATTTGTTATCAGAAAAAACGTGGTGTCAGTCAGACTGAGCATGGGACCGGTTGTGGCTGCTGACGTGTTGGGGGTGGTACCCGTCCAAAATGACCCCCAGCCCCCGGTTTTAAGGCAATAAATAAATGTTTTTGGTGCGGTATTTGTGCAGCATCGGGCCAACCCTTTGATTCTGTTAAGGCCGGTCACAGGTTGGTTACCTCTAACCTTATTTTTATTGGCTTCCGCGCGAAATGCTACGCCGAGGCAGTCGCGAGCAGAAACCATTATATAGTGCACCTGGTTGTTTATGCTCAAGGTGAGTATTTTTAACCAGGTAACACCTTTGATTATTTTTTTCATTTTCACCTTGACAGCTACAACGTAATTGTAGCATACGTTTTTGGTAATTATTTTTTACAACAAAATAAGGGAATAAATCAATGATGGTTGATACTTCAAAAATCAAAGCCAAGGTTGCTGAGCTGGAAGCCAAGGTTAAGGCATTGCCAACGTTTACCGACGATGAAATCACAGCATCAAGACCAACATGGTTAGATTTAATTCAACAGTTGAACAGTCAAGCCAATTGGACCGCCGCAGAGCGTGAAACCTGGAAAGCGGCTTTTGAAAAAGTAAACCCTATTTTTCAGGCAAAAAACGCGGTTGACGAAATCAAACGTTTAGAAAAGACGCTAACTTCGGATTTGATGAAAGTTACCACCCGGTATTTGGTGACTGACGCCAAAGAGTTGATTAACCCAGCCGGTTTTTCACCGGACGACAAAATTTATTTGCAAACCCGAATTGCAATTCACACTGACAGTTTAAAAGACTTGCCGAAAAGCAACCGCCAATTGCGTGCTTTTAAAATCAATTAGAAAGGGAATAAATCAATGACATACGTTTCCGATACTATCGTTAATGAGGTCGCCGAGGACTTGTTGCCTTTGTTTGAGGTCGGAGACTTCAACAGCATGACACCGACAAAAAAAATAATCCCCGCCGCTTTGGAAGCGTTATCTGAGCGACGGTTGCCTAGGCGGCGCAGTTTGGCGTGCGTTGTTGCCAGAAAAGCACAAACCGCTTGGGTTGAGATAGTGATGAAAACAAAAGGAGATATAGAGCAATGTCAATAGAAACGCGCGAACAATGGCTAGTTGAGCTAACCAAACAACTAGAGCCGCTTTTTATTGAGCAAGGCGCAACACTCCCAAAATACCGGATATCATGCGGCTTTCCAAGCAAACGCGGCCTATCCGCGAAAAATCGCAGAATAGGCGAATGTTGGAACCCAGCCGCCAGTGCCGACAACACAACAGAAATTATAATGAGCATCACCAAAGACGAGCCCATGAAAGTAGCCGGCGTTGTGGCGCACGAGATGATCCACGCCGCAATTGGCACAGAAGCCGGTCATGGGCCAAAATTTAGACGGTTAGCGCTTGCTATCGGCCTTGAAGGCAAAATGACAGCAACCACCGAAAGCGACGCGTTTAAACGTCGCGTGCAGCCTATTCTAGATAAAATTGGCGATTACCCGCACGCAAAACTTGATGCATCCATGCGGAAGAAACAAACCACACGCATGGTTAAATGCGTGTGCGACGAAAGCGGGTACACCATCAGGACCGCGCGCAAGTGGATTGATCTTCACGGCGCACCAATCAGCCCGATGAACGGCTTGACCATGAGGGTTTGTTAAACATTGTTTAAACGCCCCGGCGTGTCGTTGCCGCGACACGTCGGAGCTAATCATCCAAGATACTGGAGGTATCAAAAAATGACTGATTTAAACTACGACACAAAAACGGATTTGCAACAGCATTGTAATTCAATCGCGGACGATATTCACAACGGCACTCAATATGAGTGCTGTCCAGATTGCGGTTCACATGAATTTGATAACCGTTGTTGTGAGGAATACAAATTACACCAAGGCGACGGTACATTTCTTGTGCCCATTCAAAGCGGCTTTGAGTATTTGAACGGCGCGCTTGATATTGAATTTATTGTTAACGGTAAACGTGAATATATCGGCGCGCGTGTTCTTGTTTCTTTTGGCGGTCCCAACATTTGGATCAACACGCGAACCCAAACCGTTGAAGGGTTTTGGGCAAGTGATCGCGCGGAGGGGCATTATTTTAACGACCCAATGGAGATCGACGACTGCTGTCGGCAGATTTGGGGGGTTGAATAATGGACATTACAACAGGCACTATCGTCCAGTTTACCGAAGGCGTATTTGGCGGCTCTTGGCGCAAACCAAGGCACCTAGGCGACCGCACAATTATAGGTAAAATTGTTAAAGAGAGTTACGGCGCAAAGCGCGGCCAACATACTTTTACAATTGAGGTGCAGAACTGCACTGGCTTTGCCGCCG